GGGCACAATCACCCGCTCGCCCTCAAGCGTCGCCTCGACGCAAATATCGCCGCCGTTACAAAACGCCAGCCAGAGCCGTCGAAGCTTCACGGCGTCACGCTCCCGGCGCTCGGGGTGGGGTTTGAGTGTGGCCACCTGCCTCCCGAATACGGCGAAGTTCCATGGGCCGGAAAAACCGCCGACCTCGTCCAGTACTGCGGTTAGCGATTGCCCGAGCAGGTGGTCGAACTCGCTGATTTGCCCCTCCGGCGCTGGTGCAAATCATCATACCCATGTCGCGGCCATGTCGCACGGGGTCGCTGGTGCTGTTTGCGAACCGTTGGAAATGCTTGGGTTTTGTTGCAGGCTCTTTGCGACACGTAAGCCATCATGAGGTATCTAAGATATTGATAAAACTAGATACCCTTCTATTTGCGCGGAAGATTGTGTATCTTCATTATAGCTAGCTTTCCTGCGGGTTTCATGGCGTCATGTTGCGTCCGTGTCGCAACGCACCCATATGTTACGGCAGCAGTAACCCACGGGACCAGCCGACAGATGGCATCAGTGCGCAAACGTACCTGGGACACGCCCGGTGGGCAAAAGACCGCATGGGTCGCCGACTATACGGACCAGAACGGCAAGCGCCGGTTGCGGACCTTTCGCACAAGGAAAGAAGCCGACGAGTTCCTTGTTGGGGCCCGCCACGAGATCCGCCAGGGGGTGCATACCCCGGCCAGCCAAAGCATTACCGTTACCGACGCGGGCGATCTCTGGGTCATGCAAGGAGAAAACGACGGCCTCGAACGTGCGACGCTGCTGCAGTATCGGGGGCACCTCAAGTATCACATCACCCCGCTGATCGGCTCCATCAAGCTCTCCGACTTGTCGCCTGCGCTGGTCCAGACGTTTCGCAATAACCTGATCAAAACGGGTCGCTCGCGGGTCATGGTGCGGAAGATCATGACAAGCCTGGGCTCCATCCTCGGCAACGCGATGGCCGCAGGGAGGATCGCGCGGAACGTCGTGCGGGAGCAGACCTCCGGCGCGAGGCGGCAAAGCCGGCTGGAGAACCGGCATGACACGCGGCTGCAGGTTGGCGTCGACATCCCGACCAAGGACGAAATCCGCGCCATCCTCGCGCATGCACAAGGCCGGTGGCGGCCGCTCATCGTGGCGGCGGTGTTCACTGGTCTGCGAGCGAGCGAGTTGCGCGGCTTACGGTGGAATGACGTCGACCTCGACCGGGCGGAATTGACCGTCCGCCAGCGCGCAGATCAGTGGGGGACGATTGGTGCACCTAAGTCGAGCGCAGGAAAGCGCGGCGTGCCGTTGGCGCCAATTGTCGTCAACGCGCTACGTGAATGGCGGCTCGCCTGCCCGAAGAGCAACGGCGACCTCGTCTTCCCCAACCAAAAGGGAAACCCGACGAGCCTGTCCACGATACATACCCGCGTCCTTGGACCACTCCAGAAAGCCGCTGGCATGACGGAGCACGCCGATAGGCCTAAATACGGGATGCATAGCCTTCGCCATGCCGCGGCGAGCCTGTTCATCGAGCAGGGTTTCTCGCCAAAGCGGGTACAGGTGCTGATGGGGCATTCCGCGATCCAGATGACCTTCGACACCTACGGCCATCTGTTCCCGGCGCCGGAAGACGATCAGGCGGCAATGCGGCAATTACAGGCCCGGCTCATCGGTTGACAGCTCGTCGCCCGCCGGCGAAGTGCGCCGCCAGCACGCCGAGCGCGCCGATCAGGATGCCGCAAGCCAACGCCTCCGGGCGCCGGGTGGCGATCGCCCAGCGCCGGACGGATTGTTCGAGACCTACAACGTTCCAAATCGCACTGGCCGCCGGACTGCCGGCGCCACCGAGCGCGGTCATCGCCGCAGAGACCGCTCGCCGACAGCGCTCACCCGAGGCCGAAATCTCGGCTTCGCGGTATCCGGCCGTCGCCGGCGCCCGCGAGAGGTCGGGGGATTTCAGATCGTCAAGCGAGGCGCGTTGGAACAGCTGATGAAACATCGCGCCGGCTTCCGCCTCGCGCCGGGTAATCGTGCCCTTATGTTCAAGCCGGGCGATCAGCGGCACGCGCACCAGCGGCATTCCGATGCCGCCGGTATCGTCGGCGATCGGCACGTCGAGCCCGCGCACCATGCCGTGTTGCACGGCATATTCGCCGACCAATTCGCGTTCGCGCTTGCTCGGCTGCCGCAGGCCTGTCGCCATGATGGGTGCCCCGCCCGGTGAGGGCGGGCACGCTAACACAGGCTAAGAAGGCTGCCCTACTAACGCGGGCTTGCAATTCCGCCTATGCTGCCCCGGCTGGCGGATCGGGCTCTGCCATTCCCAAACGGGGGCCGATCGGTCCCGGCCTGCGGTGGTGATGACATGTCTCCGCAGAGCGCATGCGGCCGGCACGGGCCCTAAAGCCGGGCATGGGGCTCACAGAAGGCCGCCAGAGGGCCTGTTCCTGCTAACGCTTATCAGCGTCCTGGGCCTCGCCTGAGCGCCTCGCCGCCGCCGCTGTCGTGCCGGCCGGGACGTAGGTGCCGAGCGCCATCGCGTCGAGCTCGGCCTGTGTCGGGGTCGGTGGCGGCGGGGTCTGCGCCAGTTGCTGCTCGTAGAGCGACGGGACGGCCTTCTCCTCCGCCCGCGGCTCCCGGCTGGTCGATGCTGCCATGATTACGCTCCGATCCGCTCGATTGCCCTACGCAACGGCTCGTCGCCCGGCCGCTCGCGCAGCGTCTTGTTGTGCTCGATCATCAGGGCGAACAGTTGGTTCAGATGCGCGGTGATCCCCTCCATCGAGCCCCGCTCGATCGCCAGCATCAAGCCGACATTGAGCGAGGCCAGGCGGGTGGCGAAGGCGTCGTCTCGCGGGTCAGGCGGCATTGTCGTCCACCAGTTTCGGCTTTGGCGGCGGCTTCATCATGGCGCGCTGCTCGAGCTCCGCGACTTTGCGCTCCAGCCCGAGGATCAGCTCGACCGTCGCGGCATCCGATTTTGCGATCCGGGCCTCGATCTCGGCGCGTATCGCGGCGCGATCTTCCTTCGTAGCCTCGCCCTCGGCCTGGCCGATGATCCCGGCAAAGGCGTGGAGCTTGCGGTCGATGATGCCCTCGATCCATTTCTGCTCGGCCGCCCAATCGCGCACCGGAGCCCGTGGAGCGCGTTGAACGGGTTCTGGCTGTTGTGGTGCCGCCCGGTCGCTTTCCTGCCGCTGGCGCTCGGCGTAGCGCGCCTCAATGTCGGTTCCATCTGCCCGGCGCTGCTCGGCACGCTCGGCGAGGTCCGCGTTGATGGCGTCAACCCGCTCGAGCGTCTCGGCCAGCCGCTGTTGATAAGCGAGCCACTCGGCCTCGGGCATATCGCTGGCTCGCATGGGTCAAGCCTCCCACACGGTCGGCTGCATCCACGCGACGGCGGTGGCGGAGCGCTTGACCCAGCTGAGATCGGTGAGCAGACGGAAGGCTACCTGGCTGGTCTGGAACATGCTCTGCGTCGGCGTCGCCATGACACCGCCGGTTGCGATATTCAATGGCGCCGTGTCCTCAAGATGAAGCACGGCCTCTTCGGAGCTGGTGATGTCGGCCACCGGGTTGATGCCGTGGATCACCGCCTGCGGGTCGATCGCCACCAGCTGGTTGGCCGGCACCGCGGTAGACGCGAGTATCGTCGCGCGATGGTCGGTCCGGACGTTGAGCGATGCCGCCAGGCCCGGGCTGGCGATGTAAATCACTTCACCGCTGCCGGTGGTGCCGCCTACCGCCTCGGCCAACGCCTGCAGATTGCCGACCGCAGAAGCCTCCGTAGGGGTCGACGCAACGCCGTTCAGGAGACCGGCAAGCCCGGCCGAGCTGGCAGCCGCGCTGCCGAGATACAGGCGGTCGACGGTCGCCCCGAAGACCTCCCGCAATAGCTGGGTGAAGACCTGTTGCCCGCCGGTGACCTGGAGCAACTCGCGGGTGCTGGTTATTAAAACCCCGGCTTTCCGCGGCGTCAGGGTCAGCGGCCCGAGCGGGAACTGCGCCGCCGGTATTGGCTGCGCCTCGCCGACCCAGCCGCATGCCGAGACGGAAGTGCGGGATGGCACCGTCACCGAGGCAAAATCGCCGGTCGGCACCACGACGCCGCGCGCGATAACCTGGGCCATGGCGGATTGCGGCTGCAGGCTGCCGATGAAATCGGCCGTCGCGGTCGCGGCAAGTTCCGAGGCCCAGCCGGCGACCGACGTCAAGGCACCGCCCACCGCGGCGCGCTGCAAGACCAGCGGCGATATTTCGTCGCCGGGGTAGAGATGGCGCGCCGTGGCAACAGGGTCCCGGCCGCCGACGCCGCCGAGCGATGCGGTGACCGCAGCCCAGGCGGCGCGCTGGATGTGCTGCCCGGCGGGCGGGGTTGGGTAGACCGGCCTGACCGGAACGGGCTTGAGTGATTGCATGTCACGCAGTATCGCGCGGCCAGGCAGGCCCAGGCGTCACGGGTGACGGATTATTTATGCTTCGCCAGGTCCGCGAGCATTGCGTGGATCGCACGACCTACCGCGGCGCGGTCCTCGGCGTCGGCGTCGCTCAGCCAGTGCAAGGTGACGAGGGTATCGAGTATCGGCCCGCACACCGGGACGGGCGCGATAACCTCGCCGCGCCGGGCACGGGCTCGCCGGCGACGCTGACGCTCGGCGTCACTCAGCGCCGCCATCGGGACCGGGGGCCGGCATGGAAGCGGCTTCAAGCGCGCGGCGCAGCTGTTGCGCCAGCGCGTGCCGGTTCGGGTCCTCCCACCGCGCCGGCGGCCCATCCGAGGAGACCCAGGTCACTGCGTAATGCCAAGGGGACAGACCCAATGCGGCATGCAACTCCCGTTCAGCGTCGCGCAGCTCAGCGCGGCGGCCGGCGGGTTCCCATGCCTCGTCTGCCCCGACGTCGTAGATCTCGTTGACCAACCGCCACAGACGGACGGCCTCGGGACCGATGCGCGCCATCATCGGCCGGTTCAGCGGGACACGCTTGGTTGGCACGTCAGAACACGCCCGGCGGGCGGCCCATCGCCCGCACGGGCTCGACATCGAGCCCGAGCCGCGACAGCGATCGGACTACAAAGGCGCGGTTCGACAGCTCGGCCCGCAGCCCCGGATGCTCTCTCGGACCGTTGCGCGTCTGCACAATCGCGCCGTCGCGGGCGATCGCTCCGGCCAGTTCCTCCGCCCGATCCAGCGCCGCGCACGCCTGCGACAGGATTGCCCGGCCGCCCTCGTCCGAAACGTCGTAGGCGCGCTGGACGGCCGTCCACAACTGCAGTCCGGCCGGGCCAAGCGGGCGTGCCGGCGGGACCACCGGGGGTTCATGCGGGTTGGCCGCGGTTGCCGCCGGGTTGACCAGGCTAAGTTTCGGCGGTTTTAGGCCCTTGGACCGCATGGTTCCTCACTTTCAACAAGCTACGACCAGTCGGCCGCATGGAGCGTATACAACCATAGGTTTCACCCCTCCCCCGGGTGTTTGGAATATCAACACAACCTTAACGTGCCTACTTGTTCCAGTGATGCTTCGGATCAAGCGGCAAGCCTGAGCGATCGACGCCGACGACGCGCTCGGTGCGCTCGCCCGTTCGCATGTGAATGGGCAAGCCTTTCTCGGCATGGCCTCGATTGTCGCAAGCGGCACACAAGCTTCTGACATTGGCCAACGCGAGAGCCAGATGGGGATGCGTGCGTCGAGGATGCACGTGGTCAATCCTTGCCATGCCCTTGCCGCTGATGTCGGCACCGCACTTGGTGCATCGGTAGCCGTCGCGCTTCAGCGCAACCAGCCGTAAGGCGCGCCACTCCTTCGACCAGATGAACGGGGTTGCCGGGCCTGATCGGTTGCGGGCTGGCATCACCCGGTTCTCCATGTAATACGCAACGCTACCGTTCCGTTGTGTATTAATCCCACCCATAGACCCTCACGCATGACATTTCACTCCTCAAAGTTACCCATCATGGTGGTCCTTACGCCGGGGTGGCTGGCATCGAACCTATCGTTTTCAGCCTTCTGCTTGAGCCACTGCGCGCGGTGCTTCTGATAGCTGGCCTCCCAAACCTCCATGTCGCATGGCACATCGGGCCGGCTGTCGTAGACGACCTGGCCCTTCGCCTCGATCGTCAGATACCGGATGTTGTCGGGAACTATGCGATAGCTGGAACCAGTGCGTTTCCGCGGTTCTACGAACCGGACCGCAATAGAAACCGGGTATTGGGCGTGCTTGCTCGGCTCTTCTACTCTGAACTTGCGCACATCCCTCTTCATGCGCCCGAACACGGCGCAATGTTGAATAATGGTGGCCTTGTCGCCTTCCCTGATCTGGCTCGTGATTTCGCTCATTAGTCCCTCCTCCTTTTGTTAAAGCGTTTAGCGTTGTAACTGCGCAGCGAGGCGCAGAACCTCACCGCCCTTCCTCAGCCGAGGGCGCCTGGGCGGGTAATGCGAGGGGGTCGGGCGATTGCCCGGGTTCTTTCCGCGGCAGGAAGAGCGCCGTCCGTGCGACGCACTCGACATTGTACGGGGAGAGCAGCGGCTCAGCCTCCGCCAGCCGAACCATGACTTCCGCAAGGGTTGGGGTTCCGTTCACCTCGAGGATCCCGCTGATGATGTCAAAGGCCTCTTCGACAAAGGGGTTGGGATTAGAAGGGGTCGTCCTCATTGGCTTCTCCTTAGCTGTGCGGTAAGGCGCAGAACCTCTCCGCCGAGCTTCGCGCTATGAGCAGCAAGCGCTGCGTGGCCGCCGGTCGCATAGACGGCGACGGCGCCGAGCAGCTCCTTCAGGCGGGCGATGCTGGTGAGGTCGAAGGCGAGATAAGCGCCGCGCGACAGGCTGGCGATCTGCTGGAAGGCGTCTTCTGCGTCGGGGTCGAAACCCTCGTGAAATACAAAGATCGGCACGCCAACCGCGCCGAGCCTGCCGGCCAGGCGGCACAAGCGGTCGAGTTTCTCCTCCATCGCGTCACCGATAAAGGCCAGCGCGTTGACCTGAGCTTTGCCGGTCTCGCGGATCGCGTGCTCGAATACCCGCTCGATCTGGGTCTCGCCGCCAGCGCAGCTAACCGAGCGCATGACCCGGTGAAGATCGGCCGCACTACCGAGCCAGCGGCTCGCTTTGCATTCGTCGAAGCCGCGGTAATAGACGAGCTGCAGATCGAGCCCACCGAGCGCAGCGGTCGCCTCGAACATCTCGCCCTGTATGCGGCAGGCGTGATCCCAGGTCGGTTCACGGCTGGCGGTGGCGTCGAGCGCGAAAATCAGCCTGCCTCGACCACTGAACCCGACCGTGGCCGGCTGTGCGGCCCTTAGCTGGTCAAGAAACTCTGCGATCTCGGTGGCGCGGCGGCCGGCGCTCGGTAGTGTCGTCATCACTGCTTCTCCTCTTCACAGGGAGCTCAGCCACCAAAACTTCATTTTGAGGATGTTTCGATATCGTGTTTTGAAGTGGGGTCACTGGGTACGGTGTCGGTTGTACCCAGTGTGCCCAGTGCAAAACGCAGGTTTGAAACCTCTCTAGAATGAAGAAATGGTGGCGCGGTCATGCTCTGACCGGGATCCAAAACCGCGTTTTGCCATCCGCCCGGAAGCGGTGCGGGTCGGGCCGATAGCCCAGCCGTCGCAGCCGGCGAATAACCCGTTTTTCATCGGTGGCGGTGGCGATGACCGGGTGTAGCTCGTCCTTGGCGTTGATGGCGAAGCCGAGGGCGTGCTCGAGGATCTGCCGCACAGTGAACCGGATCTGTTCCGGCACCGCGAACGTCCGCTCGATCCAATCAGCGATCGGCTCATCCCGCACGTCGGGTTCGACGAAATCGTCCTGCACCTCGGCCGCGATCGCCTCGATCCGGGGCGACAACCACCACTTGCTGCCGGCGTGATACCAATGGACCGCCTCGGCCCATAATTGCCCGCGGTCGCGCGCGATATCCTCGTCCTTGACCGGAGCGGCGAGCAGGACCGGCCAGAACCGGCGGTTGCCGGTCACGTCGGGGAGCTCGAGCTCGTTGACGGAGGCGATGAACACACACTGGCGCGGCCAATCGCCCACGGTGCGGGCGTAGGGCGGGCGATACCGATCGGTCGGCCGCGAGAAGAACGCCTTGACGTGGTCGACGTCGCGCCGGATCTGCGGGAACTCGGCGAGTTCGATGATCCACTTGCCGTCGAGCGCCTGCTTGGCGTCCTTGTCGGCGACATTCACCGGAACGTCGTCGGTGAACCAGACCGGGTCGGGGACGAAAGCGGCGAGCGCTTTGCTCTTGTTGTAGTTCTGCGGCGACACCAGCAGCGGCAAGGTGTCGAGCTTGCAGCCGGGCTGGAATATCCGGGCGACGGCACCGATCAGGAAACAGGTACCGACGTTTTCGAGATAGGCAACCACCCGGTCGTGCCGCTCGGGATCCTTCACGTGCTCCGGCACGGTGCCGGGGATGTAGTCGATGAACAGCCGGTTGAGGCGCTCCTCGCCATCCCACGCGAGGCTGGTGAGCCAGTCGCGCACCGGGTGGCAGGCGTGGCGCGTTGCGGCCAGGAGCAGGGCGTCGAACACGGTGCCCTTCCCGGCGGTGGGGAAGCCGTTCCCCTGCACGCAGATCAGTGCTTCGAGCGTATCCCGCGGGTCGTTCAGAGGGCGGTATGCGCCAACCGTCTGAACGGGCTGCGGCGGGAACGGGTCGCAGACCTCGACGACCCCAGCGAAGCGGTTAAAGCGCACGGCGCCCTTCCACCCCGGTGCATTCTCGAGGTGGTCGACCAGCGCCTGGAAGAACTTGCCCTGCCGCTTTGCGACCCGCGCGTAGCCTTGCTTAACCCAGCGCGCGATGTTGCTGCGGCGCTTGCTCCATTTCGTGTCGCGGCTGGCCACCGGCACCGCGTCGAAGGCGCTCTCCAGATTTTGCCGCGCGTCGGCCTCCGGGACCTTCTGCCCCGCCCACAGCTCGATGAGACGCTTGGCGGCGCCGTAATAGACCTGGCCGGTCTGGATCAGTTCCAGGAGTTCGTGTTCGTCGAACTGGTCGAGATCGTGCTTGCCACCCTGGCCGGCCGGCGCCCGGAACGGTAGTGCCGTCTGATCGAGCTCCTCGGCCTCGTCGATATTTTCGTCACCGTCACCGACAACGATCTCGACATCTTCGCCACCGGTGATGTTGCCGAAATAGAAAGCCGTGGAGATCGCCCAGCTCTCGGCGCTGAGAACGCCACCGAGAACACCGTTCGCCCTGCTCACCATGCGACCGCGAGCGGTGGGCGGGAGCTCTTTCGCGAAGGGCAGCAGGACCCGCCAGCGCGGGGTCGAGGGCGAGTGCCTCGCGGTGGTATAGGCGAGGTATGTGAGCCCGGCGCCGTCGAGCCGGGCGACAGCTTCGGCGAACGGCATCTCCTCGCGGTCGTAATCAAGCTCGCAACCCGAGCACGCCAGGACGTTCTGGTCCCAACGCAGCGACCCGGCGGCGCTGCGGGTGCTGCCGTAGCGGGCGAGCTTCAGCAGCGGCTGGGCGTCCTTGGCCACCGCGGTCGTGCCGCGGATCAGGTCGCGGAGGTCGTCGAGGGTGGTGTCCTCGCCCTCAAAGCACAGGGCAAGAACGTCGGTGAAATAAGTCGTCCAGAACCTCATTTGACCCTCCCGCAATATGCGAAATCGGTGAACCCGGTCATGGCGGTGTCAGTCCGGTGCGTTCGACGATGCGGTCCATGATCCGCTGAAAGATCGGCTGCATTTTCGGCGTGAGCCGACCGGTCCAGTTCGTACAGCGCGTGAGGAACGGCACCTCGAAATCGGAGAGCCACACGGCGCCGCGGCGGTGGAGATCGAGCGCCCACTCCGCGGCCACACGGTTGTCGGAGACCTGTGCGCCAACATCGTTCCAGACGGCGACGGCAGTGCCGGTGCGGCGCAACTGTTCGAGCTCGGCCTTCAGCGCGGTGTTTTCGAGGAGTAGATCGGCGGCTGCCGCCGTCGCGATCTCGGCGCGGTGGTGGGCTTCGATGAAGTCTTCCCAGCGCATGCCCGCGGCCTGCAGCATGCGGCCGCCGGCCGTTACCGCGTTTGATCTTTCGCCCTCGTGGGCGCTGCCGAGCAACCCGACGACGCGGGCGAACCTGGTGAGGTCGAGGCTCGGCCGGTCTTGCGTTACGGAGGGTTGAGCAGCATTTACGGCGGGCAACTGTATTTCCCCCGAAACTGGTTGCGGGAGGCTTCGCTCCGCGGTTTGGTCCCCTTGGAGCGCAGCCCAACGTTCAGACGCAAAAGCGCCGCCCCTGGCTTGGGGCGGCGCCTTTGCTTGTTATGCAGAACGTGCTGCTGCCGGTTGGCGCCGTGAACGACGCTTACCGAGCGCGAGACACAGCAAGTCAACAACCTCGTGGACGAGCTCGACGCGCGCGGCGAGGTCCTGCTCTGCCGAACGAGCCTCGAGTGCAGTCAGGCGACGAACAAAGTCACCTGCCCGCCGATCGTGAGCATCGATCTCGAGCTCCAACTGCTGCATGCGCGGGGGCAGCGACCGCGTGAATGCGCGCTTCGATAGCGGCAAGGGCACGTGCCCGTTTCCGCTACCATTGCCGTTCGGATGAGCGTGATGTAAAACCGCCATGGGATCTCCTTATGGTTTGGCGGTTGAGGGGCGTCCGGGCAGGCAGCCACCCGCCCGGGCGATCCACCGGCTTGCGGCCGGCGAATGGTCAGGCGGCCTCGTCGGGCTCGCCGCTTGTTACTTGTTGGTGGTGTTCAAGGAGGCGGCGCTTGGAGGCAACGTATGTATTGCCTTCCTTGCCAACCGGGATCAGCCGCTTCTCGGCCAAATAAAGTGTTCGCCGCGGCTTCTCGTTACGGAACGCGGCGATGGCGACAATCCCGCGCAACACATCATCGCCAATATCGGGCATTTTGTTTTCGCTCGCATCTAGCTGCACATCGTTCGTGTAGGCTAGTAGCGAACGAAACTACCCGTCAAACATGCGAAACTTGTAGACAGGTTTATTTTTGAACAGGTTTATTCGACAGGTTCATTTAATCCGGTTGGCCCCCCTGCCGCCTTCGCGCAGCTCTTGCGAGAGGTGCCTCTCGCGGAGTTCATCAAGTTGTTTGTACGTAGTTTTAGGCTTTCGGTTTTGCCCCCAGGCGCGGTCTTCTTTGCGGTTGGGGTAGCGCCTGTGCTCAGTGCGAAAGGCGTTTAGGCGCGCCTGGTAGGCGGTATCCGGGTCCTCCGTTCCGAGGGGCGCCTCGGCGGCCGGCCGCGGCCGGGAGGGTTTCGGGGCATCCGGTATGCCGGCGGCGACGAGCCGCGGGTTGGTGTAGACCGCCCCGGCCGGGAGACCCTGCAAAGTCTCGGTATCCGGCGTGTACCTCCCGACGGTGCGCCAAAGCTCCTGGGGCACAATCACCCGCTCGCCCTCAAGCGTCGCCTCGACGCAAATATCGCCGCCGTTACAAAACGCCAGCCAGAGCCGTCGAAGCTTCACGGCGTCACGCTCCCGGCGCTCGGGGTGGGGTTTGAGT